GCCACAAATGCTCGCAATAGTCACACCTTTTAATCCGCTTATCCAATTGGTCGTGCAGCTCTCCGTTATTTAGCGCCTGTAATACCGGCAAAGCTTCCGCCATGTCTAACCCTTCGATAAATTGTAGCGCGAATTCAATGGCGCCTTTTCCATAGTCTCGGTCGTTTTTAGTTGTCATTTAGTCGTTCCCCTTTTCAGTGGTTTTAGTTGTTTAATCGGTTGTTAGTTTCGTAGGTTTGCTAATACTTGACGCAATTCCTCAGAATCTGCGAAAATGAATACGAGATTCCCAGTATGCTTGCGCGATGGTTCGATATCGACTATTTGAAAACCCTTCGCCAGCAAAAGCCGCGCAACTCTGAGCGATAAAATACATTTCATAAATTACACCTCCAATTTAGTACCTGGTCATAAGTTATAGATTAGAATGATTATAACTAACCGACTTGTCGGACAATAAGACAAACAAGCGCGCAAAAACCACTCTCGTTAAATCACCGCGTTTTTAAAGCCGTACGGACGTTTTAATGCGTCTCGGCAGTGTTAGTATTCAAACACATTTAAAACGCCTGTACGGGCCTCCTACGAGCTCACAGCGCTATGTCTATCGTCTAGTGTCCGCGTAAATAGACAAGCGTTAATATAAAACCCTTGCGTCTCGTCCTAACGGCCGATCCGCTGCCCTTGTATTACCTTTTTCGCATAATTCCCTTTTCGCAATATGTTTTAGATATTGAATCGTAGTGACAGTTGAGGTACGAAACTGGCACAAAGCTTTTAAAGACCTTAAGAGCATTGCGTCCTTTCAGTCCGCTACGACGTAAAGAATAAAAGATAAATGCGTAAAAGATTAAAATCATAAGTCCGCTAAAGCGTCCTTAATAAACTCGTTTCACTCGTTTATAAACACTATAGGAAGAAACTCGTCAAATGGAACACCCGGCTCTGTGGTGCGCGCGCGTTGAGGTACTTCAAAGCCTTGTGGGAGTAAGGCTCAAAAAGTCGAAAAAAGCTAAATTGTGAACTTTTTATAGGACTTTCGACTCATTTTTACAGGTAATCCATCAAATTAAGCAGATTTTAGATATTTTTCATTTCTTCATCCCGATAACGCTGAATCTTTTGTGGCTGGAGGGCTTATTTTTTCGCCCTTTCACAAATGACAAGGGCAAAAAATATGACCGGAAGACACAAAAGATTCGGCAACTTCAATAAAGGGGCTTGAGCGTAGCGAAACCCCTATCGTTTCACTTTAAAAATTAACTTATAACGTTTCTCAGCCAGTCCAGACCGTTCCTGTGCGTTTTTGACGCCCTCAGACCGTCCGTATGGCGTTCTAAGCTCCGTTCGAATACTAACCCTGCCCAACGCCCTTAAAACGTCTCTACGGCTCTCCTACGCAGCCATGCGCAAGCACACAAGCCTACGAGCCATTCTAGCCGTCAAATTAGCGCCGTTAGCGTCCTCCGAAGGGGAATATAGCCAACACGCCTTAAAACGCCTCTGAGGGGCCTCTACGGACGTCCTAGCGACTAGCACCGATTTTGCCGTGTATGATCGGTTAACTTCCTTTATTCTCATTTAAGAAAGTCTAATTGATAATGTAAACTTAGTACCTGGTACTAATAAAACGTTAAAACTTGCGAACAAACGTTCGTTGTGCTATACTAAGATTAATTACTACCGGAGTCATCCCCGCCTAATTGGAGCCTCCGGTAGTACTGGAAGTCACGCTGTTACCGCAGCGCAAGTTCACCGCGTATCCTCCGCAAATGCGTTGCCGCGCAATTGGTTCGGATACTATTAATCAAGCAGTCTTACTTAATGAGTGTGCACAATCAGGATCCATTACGTCGCAACCGTATCTAGCTTTCTTAGAAACTTGCGGAAATAATGCGAAAAATTGATCCGGACTAAGATTAGCGAAGGGCTTATCCTCTCCAGCTAGATAAACATTATACCAACCAACCACCGTGCGAACATACTTAACTTGAACCGGGTTTATAATTAACGGAATAAACATTGATATTTCCTCCTAGTGAGCTCGCCGGTATTCGAGTACCGGCGGCTTTTTTAATATTCGTAACCTGGTACTTCTGCAAAAACTTTTACTACTTGTAAGAACGTTGCTTTCCGGAGCCAATCGATATCGATTTCACCTTTAAGCAGTTTACCAACCGGTAAAAACTCTGCATGGAACCTTTTGCAAGTTGCGCGGTCAATGTGAATGGAAGTTTGGTCTTTATTGATTGGATAATCAAGAACGAATATGTTCGGCTCATCATCGGTTATCTCCATAATTAAGTCGGGCGCTAAAACGAGCTCATCAACCTCCACAGGCGTCCAATGTACATCATCGCTTACGTCATAAATGACTCTAATTGTGCTTTGCATCTGTTTACCTCCTTCTATTTATTGGGCAATTCGTTCTGCTTGTCTTTATTGTAATGCATACCGTCATTTTTGTAAACAATAATTACTAAAAAAACATTTTATTTCACATTTTGGTGTATTGTGGTAAGATTTTAGGGAAGAGGTGATCTATATGAAGAGTTACTTAAAAGAGATAATCGAAGAACGGGGCATAAAAATAACTTGGCTATCTGAGAAATCCGGAATCAGTCGGAATACTATACATACTTACTTAAATGGTGGCATCCCAGCGTTAGACAAAGCGTACGCCATTGCCAACGCGTTAGGACTTTCAGTAAAGGAAATATGGAAAGACGAAGAAGACGCCAATTAAGGCGCCTTTTTTTATTGTATGATCGCTCTTATACCGCCAGTTGAACGCTGTTGACTAGCCGGCTTGGGCAGCGGTGTTAATGATCGGTTGAATTGCGTAAATGTCTCAGCTTGGAAAACCTTGAACGGGTAATCGCCGTCAATCGCATAGCGCTGAGCGCTCAGAACGAGTACATGCGGAAAAGGAGTGGCCATGATTCCGGTATTGTAAAAATCGACGTAACGCTGCAGCTTATCGTTCATTTGCTTTTCACTGTAGACTGTCTTTTGTACCTCGATAAAAAACGGAGTGTTTCGATACATGGCGAAGATGTCCGGCTCAGATAAGCCTTTTCTGCCGTATTTTGGCTCGACCAGGAACGTCTCAAGCCGGCCTAGCTTCCGCATCTCCATATATACTTCTAGAATTGCGAGGAAGTGGCCTATTTTCTGGCTCTGCTTCTTTATTTGCGTCTCAGGTCCAAAATAGAGGTACGGAACGAACGCAGTCGAGCGCTGTATCTGACCGTCTCGTAAGAGGCGCAATAAAACGTTATTTGCTGCTAGCTTCGGATTCTTTAAGCCTGCGAAATGTAACTCCGCAATCGAGTCACGGTCCATCACACGGAATTTATTCAAGTCGCGAATAATCGCTTTGTCACGGCTACTTAGTGGCATCGTAAAACACATCCTCCTCGGTTAGCACTTCGCTATCAGACTGCGAGCACTTTGCTACTTCCTTCGTAAACATATCCGTCCACGAGTCCGACTTATACTTATCGAGTAACTCCTCGGCATCCTCCTCCGTTAAATAGGGCGCCTGCAGCTCCGTTAGTTCGTCGCGTTTAACAAGGAATCGACCTGGCGTTGTCTTGCTTATGCGCTCACTTCCGGGAGTACCGATTATCTTCGAGTTTGAGGCGTCAGTTGTCCGAAAACCCATTCTAACCGTCAGCAAGCCGCGAATCTTCGTATCTAATATGTCGTGGCTAGGCCGTTGAAGCGAAAGTATGCAATAGATGCCTAGCGCTCGGCCAAGCGAGGTAATTTGTACGATTTGCTTTTTCATCTGCTTATCGTCCATTATCATTACGATTTCATCGATGGCCAGTAAGATAAACGGCTCGGCTTTCGGTAGTTTCGTTATATGCGTAACTCGGTGCTTATTAAGGAGCTCCCCTCTTCGCTTCAATTCACGGTGAATATGCGCAAGCATTCGCGCCATGTCTTCCGGATAGACACATACGCTTTTAACGTGCTCGACGTCTTTAAATAAGAAAAACTCGCTCATCTTTAAGTCGCCCAGGTATATGTGTAATTGGTCCGGCGTTTTATGCTGTATGAGAGTCGCCAAGATACTTCGGAGCTGCGTACTCTTACCGGCGCCAGGTTCGCCCGAAATGAGGCAATTTGGCTCTGTAATGGCGTCATATATCATCCACTTGCCGGCGCAGTCCTTGCCGCATACAATCGGCATTTCGAGCCCTTCGAGCTCCGGCTCTAGTTTTACGTAATTATAATTAAGCTCTTTCGGCAGCGAGCCTTTATTAACCGTTAAAGTAAACCGTTTGACTTCGCCATCAAGCTCGACGTTTTGACCGAAATACTGCTCGAATACATAGAAGTTCTTTTTCAATAGCTTGGGATCCAATCCGTTGGGTAGCGTGAAGGTTATAGAAGTAGAGGCGTCAGTGATAGTTACATTGCGGATTTTTGGAAGGATTAAGCGCTCATTGCCGTCGCTCATTTTATAAGTCAGGTGCAAGTCGGCCGAACGGAAGGCTTTGATTATCTTCTTGCGTGCCATTAGCTTCGCCCATAGTCCGCTCATCGTAGGAACCTCAGTATTGCGTCAGATTGGAGAAAGTACACGCTTACCGCTAAAGCTGCGATCGGTACAAGCAATTTCAACGCCACACTCAACCAAATAATTCCGGTATCTTCCGCAACCTTATCCAGCAAAGCCACCGCAATAATACTACCGCCAGCGATTATAATGCCAGGTCCAAACATTTAAACTCCTCCTAATTTTCTGATAACTTAATTGTCTGACTATTCGATTAATCTGAAAGGTTTCCCCGCACCCCTTCCCCTTTCTCCCGCCTTCGGCTCATTCTTTAACAGATTTTGTTTTTCGCTCTATAACTATCTTTCTACTTGTACGAATGCATTTACTATAAACAGTTGATAATGTTTTAAAATAGAAAACTAAAACAGTTGGTTTCGTGTTAATAGCCTATGCCGCACCGGTTGTCTAACTTTACTAGTCCGATTAAAAAAATTTCGGAGTCAGATCGTATAACTTTCGCAGTTGTTGTCCATAACGATAGTATCAATGAACGATAAGGAGAGAGATTCATATGGGATTGTTTACAGGGAAGCCGAGGTCATCGCTTGGCAAGTGGCTTGACGCCAGGGGAATTACGCAAGAATGGCTGGTAAGGAAAACGAAGGTTAATAGAACGACGATCAGCAAGATAGCTTCTGACGATGAGTATTCGCCAACGCTGCCGACTATCAAGAAGATAATGAAGGCGATAAGAGAAATCGATCCGTCAGCAAAGGCCAACGACTTTTTCGATATTTAACTATTTACAAAGGAAGAATTTTCCGTTATACTGAATGTAATAGAAATAAACTAACGTTACATTGAGGGGCGATAAAATGAGTAATGCAGTAGACGCACTTACGGAGAAAAAGGACATCGATAAAATGAAAAACGCTTTAAGCGGACGTGATCGGTTAATGTTCGTTATGGGAGTATCGCTCGGCCTGCGCATAAGCGACCTATTATCGCTCAAAATTGGCGATGTAAGAGGTAAAACGCATGTAAAGGTACGGGAACAAAAGACGAAGAAAATGCGCCCAATTAAGCTGAGCCAGACGGTTATGAGCGAGGTAAGTAAATTAGACGGAGCCGACGGGGATTACATATTCAAGTCGCGCAAAGGCGATAACAAGGCGATTAGTCGCGTGCAAGCTTACCGCATACTAAACGACGCAGCAAAGCGAGCTGGCATCGATATCACAATCGGCACACACACGCTCAGGAAGACGTTCGGCTACTCGTTATATAAGCAAGGTATAGACATAACCCGGATCATGGCGATTCTAAACCACAGCACGCCAGCAATGACGCTCAGCTACATCGGAATAACTGCGAAAGAAATAGATGCAGCGTACGAGGCTATCGAGGTATAATTACTTCGAAGCCTTTTTACGTTGAACCCTCGGATTTTAAAAATTATAGCGCTAAATTTTCTAGGCCGAGGATTTAAAAATTGCGCTCAGACTTTTTCCGGCCTTGACCGAGCCCCTCCGGATTTCGAGGCGCCCCCCATATTCGGAATATTCGCGTTATGCATACGTACTCATTTCGTTGTATAACGAATGTAACAGAACTATCTTTTGTTACGTTCGGCACACGCTGCAAACCGCTATATATCAACGTTTAACCCTTCGTTCATTCATCGTTCATCCTCTATCCGTTTATACAATCGCTCAGACCGCATTCTTACGCTGCATTTATACACTCCGGACAGCTACCGAATGTATAAGATACTGCATACGATCGCCAGGCTTACCGGCTGAACCCCGAGGTTTCAGAGGCACTCACCCACGGCGAGGCGAAAGCTGGTAAACGCCAGGATTATGCGTATATGTAACCATATGTAACCGCAAGTATAATTACCCCTCTTTTCGGGTACATTCCGGAAGTGCCATCGCTCTTACTCTCGCAAGGGATACAGCGTTTATCGTGCAATTTCGTACATCACTGGCGCCAATGTTTACCGTCAACCTCTCGCGCTTCCGCTTGAACGCCTCCCGCTGTGGGCTACGTCCTCCACTTCCGTAAATAATTCCGCAATATCAACATATTTCGCTTGACTTTCTTTTCGGTCTTCAACTTACTGAGCAGAAGATTGGAAACGGCTGGAAGCAGACTTTGCCCCTATACGCCGACAAACGGAGGTCTGAAGGCATATAGAAGTAAAGTCGCAATACTTACGTCGCTTTCGAATGGTATCCGTGTGTATAGCCCTTCTATAACTTTCGATCTTTCAACCGACTGCAGCTCGTACAATATCGCCCCTGTACGCGTTCAACTAAGAACATGCCGCAGTACCCGAATGCCGTAACATTCACGATAACCGCCCGAACCTTTCGCTCTCGCTGGTAGTTCGCACCTAGACCGCCACGCAACGTAGAAGGATCGTTGTTTAGTGTGACGCGCTAAGTTCTGCAATGGCTCAGCTCCCTGTCAAGTTTAGTTTCGAAACGTGTTACTAGGTTTCCACGTTTGGGTAAAACAAAAAGGCATACTCCGATCAACCCGTAAAAAGTACAAGGTTAAACAGAATATGCCAAAACAAGCCTCTTGCAAAAATACGAGAGTACACGTTATAATAAAGACATAAGTTTAACCTGTAGAGATGGTACAGGCGAAAGGTCATTTCCGTTAACGAGTTGGAGCTCATTAACACTATGGAAATGGCTTTTTTATTTGTCCGCGCTATTAAGTTATCTCTACTATACTACTTGTCTATTATTGCGTGCAAGAATTACTTTCCAAATAGCCTAGCGAAGAACCCCTTCTTCGGCTCCTCTTTCGGCTCTTCAGCCGCTGCCATTAATCGCTTCGTCTCCTGTACTTCACGTATGGCCGTCATTAACTGCTGATCCCTACGCTCGATTGATTCCGTTATGTATCTATGTTGTTCTTCTAATCGCGCCAATAACTCCCGGTTGAACCGTTCTTGCTGGTCGAGTCGGTCGTTTAGCTGATCGAATTTTGCATCTATTTCGCTAGTTGAGCGCTCATTGTCCGCGTAATCGTTTGGCGCTTGATCGCGCTCAGCATTTCCGCTTACAACGGCCTTTGTCGCCAGTTCTATCGGGACGCCTTTCGTAACTACAAGGTCGCGCAGATTCCTTAGCATTTCCACGTCTTTATCGTAGTAGATTCGTTGATTATGCCCGTTTCTCGCGAACTTATGCCCGCAGTTCTCTAGTGCTTGCGACCACCTGCGAAGGGTAGCGCCAGTCAAGTCTAATTGTTCGAATACATACTTTGCAAAGTAACCTAATTCCTCGCTCATGCCCGTTCATCCTCCGATTATACTAACGTTTTAAACTAGTATAGCACGGACGAGCGCAATTAAGCGAGCCCAGGCGCGTGTGCGCCCGGACTATTTACTGATTATTTCAATAAGTCGTTTAATTCGTCGAGCCCTTGGGCCACTTCCTCGTCAGTCAAGCGCTTGCGAGCCGGTTCATTAGTCAATTGCGAAACTTCAGTTCGATTAACTACACGTCCGCGTAATCGGTTGAACTCTTGGATAGCCTTAATAGATGGAATTCCGTTATTAGACGGACCATGTTCGATTAAGTAGATTAGTTTAGCGTCTACTAATGTCGTATAAGACTCCACTTTCATTTCGCTTAGCGCCGCAGTATAACGGATAAAGTCGATATCCTCCGTTCTCCAAGTGTGAAGATGTTTCCGGCTGATTCCGATTTCTTCCGCTAATTCCTCTTGCGTGCGCTTCTCTTTCCCGGCAAATTCGTTTGCAACAAGCAAGTGAGCCGCCATTTGTTGCTGCGGAGTAAGATTCTCCTGTAATTCTTTTAAAGTTGCCATTCCGTTTCCCTCCTAATATAAGTGTTTAATTGACTCGTAGTGTTCCTTGAGACGCTTGAGCTCCGCGTTTAATACCGCTTCATCGCTCTTGTAAAGCTCGTAATTCGTATGAACTTTCTCCATAAGAAGCTTTTGCTCGGAGTCATCCAGTTTATAGTTATAAGCAAACGTCGAAATCACATGTTTAACCTCTAACCCGGCAATCTGCAGGTAGTTTAGCAATACCCGGACATAGTGATCCGGAGATTTACCGCCAGGACTTTTAATCGTCATTATTGCGCCTTTTAAACCAACGGCGAACGCCATGCCTCCGTTACCGACTGTTCTACCCAATAAGACTAAATCATCCGTATATGAATCAAACTTCGAAACGTCAATCGGAAGAATCGCTTGTGCTTCATCGCAAAGCTTTGCGTATTTTACTAGAATGTCGAATAACGGTTTGCAGCGTTCAAACAGTATAAAGCCGACTTCCGGAGATACGAAGTTATCCGGCGGACTTGGTGGCAGTCCTCGCGAAACTCGATCCGCGCTCAATTCTTCGATTTCCTTTTTCATTTTCACGATATCACTCATTTAAGCACCTCCTATTAAATAAGCCCGACCGAAGCCGAGCCCGTTTTATTTCATTCCGCTCATATACTTACTCATTCCGAATTTAGATGCTTGCAACGAGTCAACGTGCGGCTCCACAATGCGCCCAACTTCGTGCCCGTCCATATTAACGGTAAGACTCATAAGATTATCTAACTTACGGTCTAATTTCTGCAATACGGCCTCGAGTCCAGAGCTTTTAGTATTTACATCGTAACTAGCCTGGACTCCGGCAGCCATCCCTGCACTAGAAGGAGTTTCGTAAGCTAAGGATAGCGTAGAGGATTCCGGTAAAGCAGCAAGTGCCATATCGCCGGTAATCGCCTTGACGTTGTTAATCATTGATGCAATCCCTTTAGCGAACCCCTCACCCGTGTAGACACCTAATTTCATCATCTCTCGTGAGGGCGAATGAATGTTTAGCGCCTTCTTAATAGCGCCTCCGACTCCGTTAGCGATTTCCTTCGCCTTATCCCAAACCGCTGAAGCCATTGAGCCAATTCCCGAAATCAATCCACGGATGATGTTTTTCCCAACCTCCAATAAATCGACTTTCTTAATTTCTTCGATAATCTTACCGCCGATTTTCATAGCTGCAGAACCAAGTTGACCAATAATCGAAATTAATCCGGTGATTAGCGCAAGAACAAGGTCAGCTCCCGCCTTTAGAATTTGCGGTAAATGGTCTATGATCGCCTTAATAATCGAAACAGCCAGCTTAATTGCGGTTGTAATCAACATCGGTATAATCTTAATCAATCCGTTAATGAGCGCCATGACTAACTTTACACCCGCATTGATGATCGCCGGTAAATTCGCAATAAGTGCGTCAACAATCGCAAATACCAATTGAATCGCAGTTGTTATTAAAATCGGTAAAATCTTAACGATACCGTCAATAAGCGCCATTAAAATCTGAATACCTGCGTCAAGAATGACCGGTAAATTTTGAACAAGCAATTGCACCACTGACATAACTAACGTAAGCGCCGTCTCGATTAATAACGGTAAAACTGAAATGATTCCGTCAATAAGCGCATTTAGTAAAGAAATACCTGCCCCAATGATTAATGGCAGCGCTTGAACAATTCCGCTGATAAGAGCGGATAAAACGGTAATCCCCGCATTAATTATCGTTGGTAGCGCCGCAATTATAGCGCCTAGTAATGCTGTGAAAATCTCGATAACCGCCGTAATTAGTTGAGGCAATGCGACTGCAATTCCGAGGACTAATGTCGTCAAGATTTGCGTGCCTGCCGTTGTCAATTGCGGTAGAATTGTCGTTAAAGTTGTCGTAAAGGTATTCACCAGTTGCGTGATTACTCCGATGAGAGTCGGAATCTGTGAAAGAATTCCGTTAAGAATTCCGGTTATTATTTGTACACCGGCTTCTAGGAACTTCGGCAGACTTGCGACAAATGAATTAATCATTCCGGTGACTGACTCAACGACTTTATTCATTAATTCCGGAACCGTTATGCCCATTCCGTTAGCAATCATACTGATCATGTTCACACCAACGATGATTAGTCGTGGAATTCCGCCAAGTAAAAACCCGATAAGCGAAGGGATAAACTTTGCCGCAATCTCTGCAATGCCGCTGAAATCGAGGTTCATAGCGTTTTTAACGGCATCCTGCGCTTCACCGCCAAAGTTCTTCAATTTATCTATAATTCCGCCAATAATAGGACCCATCACTGCAGATACCTTTTCAAATACTCCCCTAACCGAGTCAGCAATTCTAGCGAATGTTTCGCTTATCCAACCGCCAATAGCTGAAAGCGCCGGTTTAATTTCGCTAAACTTCTGCACTAGCCACGTAACGGACGCACCGAACGCTGTCTTTATCGCCTCGGCCGTTACTTTCGTTGCGTTTACAATCCACGCCCATGCCGCGTTGACCGCGTTTCTAAATGTTTCACATTCGTTATAAGCGATATAAAATGCCGCCGCAATTAAGATGATTGCTGAAACCACGCCGCCGGCAATTGCGATTATTTTAAATAATGCCAACGATGTTATGCTAAACATTGCTGCGATTGCCCCGAACCCGCTCACGATTCCCGGTATAGCACTGAGTAGTATTAAAGCAAGTCCACCTAAAAGCATTAATACGGTCGATAACATCGTCCCACCTGCGATAAAATGTCTAGTAGCCGGGCTAAGTTTAGCAAACCCTTCTGCTAATTTAATTATTTGATTTAATAAAGGCTGTATGGCTTTCATTACTCCAGTAAGGACTTCTCTAAATTGATCTCCCATTATCATTACGATATATTTAATTGTATTTCTCAACATCTTCAATTGGGAGTCAAATGTTGCATACCGCTGTGCAGCTTCATTTGCTAAAGCCGTGTTTTCATCCCAGGCCTGCCCCGAAATCCTTAGCGCGTCACTCAGTACGTTACTGGCTCCTGATAAACGGAGCAATGTATCAGATTCACGGATACCTTTAATACCTAAACCGTCAAGGATTGCCGTTAGGTTCTTTCCTTCTGCAGACGATTTCCCCAGCCCTTGAACTAACGCGAGAATAGCAGAAGTTGCATCCTTTTCAAACGCTTGCTTAAATTGCGCCGACGACATGCCTGCTACTTTGGCAAAGCCTTCAAGCGATTTTCCACCCTTACCAACGGCGTTTTGAATTTTCTTCATAACCGTAGACATTGCCGTTCCACCGGCCTCGGCCTCGATACCCACCGATGACATAGCTGTAGCAAGCGCGGCAATTTGAGCCTCAGTTAGTCCGATTTGCTTACCCTGACCTGCTAACCGAAGTGACATATCTACGATTTCTTTCTCAGTTGTTGCGAAATTATTGCCGAGAGCAACGATTGTCGAACCGAGATTTTCGAATTTGTCTTGGGGCATTTGCGTAATGTTTGCTAACCGTGCGAGTGCAGTCGCTGCTTCGTCAGACGACATGTTCGTCGCAACGCCCATATTTACCATTGTTTTTGTAAAGCCAAGGATAGCCTCGTTCTTAATGCCGAGCTGACCGGCTGCTTCCGCTACTCCTGCGATTTCCTCTGCCGTTGCTGGCATTTCTCTCGACATGGCTAGGATACCTTTGCGAAATCCTTCAAGTTCCCTATCTGTGGCATTGACCGTTTTCTTGACGCCCGCAAATGCAGATTCGAAATCCGCGGACACCTTGACGGCGTAACCGATACCAATGGCCATACCAGATGCTAACGCTACTGTTGCTTTTCCGAGATCGCCAATCGCCTTGAATCCTTTTTGCGTGTCACGAACAAATCCAGATACTTGGTTGCTGGCCGCGGTTAATCCGGCTGAAAGTCCTGAAATATTCGCGCCTATGTGGACTATTAGACTCTGATCCGCCATTTATGTCGTCACCGCCTTCAGGTACCTAGACAATAGTTCGCCCGATTTTTCGACAAGTTGTTCCGCCTTTTGATAGCGCCCTTTTTGACCCGCTTCACATGCCCGGATCATCGTTTCAAATCCTTCTCGCAATAAACGAAAACCTCGACGGTCTTCGTGCGAAAGTTTCAACTCGCCTAACTTCACCAAGCCTTTGCTAAGTTGTCGCTCTGCTTGACGCCATACAGCATCTGGCGGTAATACTTGCGCCTTCGCTACGTTTTCCATCCAAGCGCCTGTCTGCGCGTAATACTCGACAACAATACGTTGGACATCGCGTAAGTCATTCATAATTTTCGTCTCCTCCACGCCATTTAATATGACTGCTCCCGACAGCGAAAAATGGCTTCCGCTGGTTCATCGCATTATGTAAAAAAGAGCCTCCCGAAGGAAGCTCCCGTGCCGTGCCAGGCGTTACAGCGACGATGTCGCCGATTGGTAATTATCGAATGTATACCGGTCCATGTGGACGTTGGATTCCGGAAGCGCATTCGGTATAGATTTACTCTTGTTCCTTCTCCGCCTCGACCTTTTCTAAATGGAAGAACGTATCAGGCGTATTAATGTAATCTGCAACCCGTCTGTCATATGAATCTTTAACATTATCAATTACCGTCGGATTGAATAACTTCGCGCTGAACATGGAGTCAGCTTGCTCGATAATTTGCTTGGCTTCTCGCTGCTCGTCAGTGATAAAGTCGCTTTCAAGCTTATCGTATAGTTTCGATAGGTTAGATTTAACGGTGCCGTCTGCCTGTGGAATGATTGGCGTAATGACTTCCGCATACTGATCCCTAAACTGATTAGCGATGTAAGGGTCCTCGATGCCTTTCGCAAATTCACTAATCATTTCCGCAGCACGATCCGCTCTGGTTGAAAGGAGTACGCGAGTTTTTAACTCCGCCAATCCCCGTTCATATTTTTTAACGGCAGCGTCGTCCGGCTTTTTGTTCGGATTTTCAAGGAAGCGCTCGGCTTTGCCTTTTGCTCGGATAACCTCCGTCTGATAATCGTCTTTTGCTTGTTTAGCAAACTGCATTAATTGGCGCCCATGTTGTTTTTTAAGCTCAGCGATTTTTTGTTTGCGCCCTAATTCGGACAGTGTGGCATCTTTGCCGATTTTAGATTCTTCTTCTTTAAGCATCATCATTAAAGCTCGGTACTGACCGGTAGTTGCCTGCTGTATTTCATGCGCCTTTTGAATATGTTCTCTCATAATTATTTAGCCCCCTTAATTCTTTTAATTCCGCTCGGTAATTCTTTGCCTGTATGGTCAATCCTATCTTCCGACTCCCATATATCGTTTCTTGAAATCACAGCAGTCTTAATATCGTTTATGAAGTCAACGGGATTACTTACCGAATAGTAGGATCCGTTGATTGGAGTAGTCCTTGCGATTTCGTTAGCGATTCTATAAACCTCATGGTATTCGTCTTGTTTGTCGTAGAGATCGAATAGTGCGTTAAAGTAAGTTGAGCGTGCATCCTCTAATTTTTGTACAAGTGGCGCAACCTCACTCGCAACTACGGCCGGTCTGTAATGGTTCAAGTAATCAAGTACTAAGTCAGTGCGTTTAATGCTATGTCCTTGGTTTGAGACAATTTCGTGCGCCTTGCTTCTTTCCTCAATCTTTGCAGCAACCTCTTTCTCTGCCGCTTCAATGTCGGCTCGAAGTTTTGCCTTTTCACTGCTTTTATCGACACCACTTGTCACTTCAATGCTGAATACTTCATCTAGTTTGATTTTTAAATCGTTAACCTTTTTCTCTGCTTTATCGACTTGCTCAACATATTTTTGAACTGTTTTTGCCCCTTCTTCACCTTGTACTAAATACTGGTTATATAAATCCCACTTTTTCATCATAATTCCCCCTGTTTTATAAGTTTTCGGTAATAGATGTGCCACGGATACATGCGTCTGCAGCCATCATTTGGCACGTTTTAAATCGACCTGTCGGTTCAATGTTGAACTTGACCCTCTCTGGGTATATCGTCAACCACTCGCGTTTATTACGAAGATGATGATCTGCAATACGAACTAACACATCGCCGTCAGCTCCGTGCTGATTGAGTATTTCTCTGACGTAAAACCTAACGGTTTCCTGGCGCGAAGCAGCACCGATATTATAGGAGCCGATGAACTCTATTACAGGCTTACCGTTCTCCACTCGATAACGCTCAATTCCCACACCCACTGTTCCGTCTTGCCTGAAGCAAGCTACTCGGTATTTAACTGGATTTTCAAGCATCCGGCTCACCCTCTGTCAGTTTTTTAAGAACTCCGTCAGTCCAATCTTTCATATCATTTCGTCGATCACTTTTTTGCTTTTTGCTCAATAACCGGTCTAACTGGCGCTGTGATAACTTAGATTGGCGTACCTCTTTCGAGTTTCTGCGTCCCGTGTTAATCCCTCCTCCGTAAACTCAAATAAGCCGGCAATGAGTCGGCCGTCTTCTTTATAAACTTCTGCGATTATTTCGTAATTTTCATCGTCAATCAACTTAGTGATAGCGCCATATCTGTCCGTGTAAATCATTTGCTCAAGTCCGTCCAGATTTTCTGCGTTTTATAATCTGCATACTGATTTACCATGCCGAATACAATTTCTTCTACTGGTTGTCTGGAAGTGATTGCGACGTAATAAGCCAGCAAGGTAAAGTTCTTATCTCCGAAGCGATCACGGTTTGCAAAGAAATAGTCGACCACTGGCTTAGCACCTTTTTTCGCATTGCATGTCGGACAAGATATTACGAGATTGCTAATATGATTGCGTCCACCCTGGCTGCGAGCGTAAATGTGCTCTAGATGAAAAGTAGGTCCGTCTGGATCTTCTTTTGCCCCGCAATAAATACAATGGCCATCGAAAGTCTCAAACAGTGCCTTCACTTCTTCAAGTGTTACTTCAACCTTATGGTCGTCAGCTTCTGCTCGTTGTTTAAGTTTATAAAAGGCGTGGTTCGCTTTGTCAGCTGATTTAAGTTTGCATACCCGACAACGGGTCGTGTAAAGTCCTTCACATCGACTATCCTTCTCAAAGTCTCCAATTTCTTTCGAATCGCCACATATACGGCAAGTACGTTTTTCATTCATGCGCTTTTACCTCTCCTTTTAAAGTGGAAATCCATCCAAAGTCGCGGAATCATTTCCATGATTTGTCGCTGAGTGCAATGCGGTCCGAAGGTGAAATACTTTGTCTCCTTGCCGTCCGTGACTTTCGCAACAATATTTTTTTGATGATATGGGTAGTTTCCGCCAGGTATACAAAGGGTCGTGAAAATTGCCTTTTCTCCGCTCATTGCTCTTGCACTCCTTCCGTTTTTATGGTATTGTAATATCGGGATACTACGTCTTAATTTTAAAAAGTTCGTAAAAACTGAAAAAGTCCGCTGGCATTTCCGCCTCAAGACGTATCAGTTTACTGCGAACATAGTCAGATACTTCACGTTTATTATTTTCGATAGCACAAATAGTTGATGGAGCAACTCCGATTCTCTTGCCGAATTTGTCCATTGACTCGCTCAAGTAATAGCGAATAGCCTTCATCTTCATTCCGTTCATATCTTATCCCCCCATCTGTTCCGTTTGACCGCTTAAAAATACCGCCCTGTTACGGGCTTCTTACTAATACCTTATTGTCGCCACTTAAAATAAGTCTCGATCGTCTCCGTGATAGCTTACGTGTTTGATTGACTTCTTCCGGTTGCCGTCGCCAAAGCTATCGCGATTCGTCTCAACGTAATCCATTAGCGCCACACCTGACGGCCTTTCGTACTTCCATCCGATTTTAAGCATCGAATATTCTTGAACCCAAAACGGATATTCCAACCACCAAATATAATCGTCCATTAAAGTACGTTTTCGCGGTTTCGGATTTAGCAGCGCATCATTCGCGCGTTGATCCCGTCGTTGTAAAGTTTTGAGATCCCGTTTACATTCGTCCGAGCAAGTCCGCTTTGTATTTCGCAGGCTATCGTCGCGCCACAAATGCTCGCAATAGTCACACCTTTTAATCCGCT